TCTTTTAGTAAAAAGATCATCATAAGCTAATTTTATTTTATTTTCTATTTGTTCAACATATATTTGTATAGAAGATTGTTTTAACATATCATCAGTTGATTCATTAGATACTTTATCATCGTCATTTTTTTTTAAAGACCATTCCTCGATAGCATTTTTTAAACTATAATTTGGAGCAATATTTTCAATTGATCCTCTACAAATAGGACAACTATTATTCATTCTTATATTTTGTTTTAAATAACTTTCTTCAAAAGTATGACCACAAGGAAATATCATATATGGATTTTCCATTATAGATAGAGAAATAGGACATTTAAAATTTTCAGGTGTATTATCATTTTCTGCAATATTAGCCATAAAAAAACATTATTTTTAATTAATTAAATAAATTTCAATTTTTATAAAATTATTAAATTAATTTTAAATATTCATCAACACTAATTAGATCCCAATTTTGCCAATTATCATCATAATATTCAAAAGTACTAGAAAAAAATAATTCAATATCATCAAAATATTTTTCTCTCCATTCTTCTGTCCATGAACTTCCTCCATGATTTCCAAGGTAAGCCCAATAATGTTTTTTACCATCTTTCTCTTGAATTATAACATCTAATACTAATTCTTCACCAGGACCTATATCATCATCATTCATTTTTTTAATTTCCTCTTTTGAGAAATGGTCGTACCAGTTATTATGATGGTCGACAAATTCAAGAATTCTTTTCATTGAAGTTTTATTCAAATCGATAAACATATTTCTCCAACCCATATTTTTTTATATTGTAAATGAATTAATAAAATAAATAATTAATATTTCAATTTTAAAAAAATTGAAATTTTCATTATTAAATACTATTTAATGTTTTTTATGTCTTCAAATAGAATATTAAATACAGAACGTACAATTCTCGACATAGAAAGAGATACGCCTAATAATTATTATAAATCCGTAGATTTTATACAAAGAATGAATAAATTATTAGGAAAATTAATAAAAGATCAACCAATATTTTTAACAATGTTTTTAAATTCTGGTTGGGAAGGAGTAATTTTTAAAACAAATTATAAAGGAATAGTATGTAAAATTATTACTCATAAAAAAATGTATATAGATAAAAAAAATCCTGATAAAGAATGGATCTTTAGGGAAAATGATTGGTATAAATCATCTTTAGAATTATATCAATATTTATCTAAAAAAATTTTGGGACCACATGTATATAAAATATTTCCAAAAATATATATCCCATGGGAAAATAATGAAAGAAAAGATTTATTAAATAGATTTTATAAAGATTGTATTAATTTCAATATTCCACACAATTTTGATTTTATTGAAGAAAACGGATTTCCTATTTCTATTATATTTATGGAAGAATTAAATGTACGTGATCAAGGAACTTATTGTGAACGAATATGGTTGTATAAACAACTGAATAATGATCATACAATTAATAAAATAGGACAAACATGTGATTATGAATTTGGTAGAAATGAAGATGGTCAATTAGTATTAGTTGATATTTTACAAGGTAAAATGAATCACGATGAATTTAATCGAATTGTAAATGGAGATACATATCGTGGATAAGCTTTTTTTAAATTATAAACATAATCCCATGATTCTTCAAAAGATATTATATAATTTATTGAATTATCATGTTTGTAATAATTTTTTTCTATTACTACAGTATTAAATTTATCAGTAACAAAATTATTAATAAAATATGTATTTAAATTCCTTATATAGTGAAATTCTTCTAATGAATTAAAATTAAATCCACCTAAAGTATCTTTTTTATAAGATATTATTTGAGATAATATAACAGAACCAAAATAATTTTTTATTAAACCAGAATAATCAATAATAATATTTAATAAATCTTTTGGTAAATTTATTTTATAAATTAATGATATTAAATTTTTTAATTTCATTAATAAAATAATTAATTTAAATTTGTGAATTAAACTATAGCATATTTCATAACATCGCTAAATTTTTCTACTATAACAACCTTAAAATTATCGTCTAATAGACTTTGATTTCTTTTTCTAATTTTGATTAAATCCTTTTCATTATCCTTAGGAACCAAAGCTAATTTAACTCCTGCATATTTAGCACCTTGTAATTTTTCTTCAAGACCACCTATTTTTGTAACTTTACCTTTCAAATTAATTTCACCTGTCATTGATACTTCATTATTTATTTTTCTATTCATCAAAACAGAATAAATAGCTAAAGTTAATGCAGCACCCGCAGAAGGACCATCTTTTGGAGTAGCACCCTCAGGACAATGAATATGAAAACCTTCTGGTTTATCTTTCCATTTTCCCATCCAATAATTTTTCTTATCTTCATCTATTTTACTCCATGCTAAACTACATGCTACCTCAATACTTTCTTTAATTACTTTTTCTAAAGAACCAGTTGCTTTAATTTCTAAAGGAGATTTACTAGGAAATAACATAGTTTCAATTGATAATATACCACCCATACCTAAACTATTAGCCCACATTCCATTAACTATACCAACTTTATTATTTTGATGAATTTTATTTTTTTCCATTTCATCATATTCTTTAACTAATTCTCGAATATGTTCATTTTTTAATCTAAAAGGAAATTTTACTTTCTTATTAAAAACTTTACCCTTTATTAAATTTCTAACATTCAATTCTCTAATAATACTATACAACATAGTTTTTAATTTTCTTACTCCACCTTCCCATGTATACTTTTTAATAATATTACTTATTATTTTATCATTTATTAATACAGAATTATTTTTTAATCCAACATCCTTAAAAATATTAGGCATTAAATACTTATTTGCAATCATTAATTTTTGAGAAGGCGATAAAAATTTAGTTTCAACAGTTGTTATTCTATCCATTAAAATATGATTTACTTTACTTGGTTCATTGAATGAAAATATAAATGTAACTCTAGACAAATCAAAATCTAATCCATGAAAATATTTATCTCTAAAATGACAATTTTGAACTGGATCAATAAGATGAACTAAAAGATTAGAAATTTCATCTCCTCTTGTTGTTTTACTTATTTTATCTAATTCATCAAAATATATAATAGGATTCATACATTTAGATTCCATTAATCCATTCATTATTCTTCCACAAATAGATCCTTCATAAGTAAACGAGTGTCCCTCCAAAAAAGAAGCATCTTGCGCACCACCCAATGATATAAACACAAAAGGTTTATTCATAGCCTTTGCAATACCTTCTTTGATCAATGTAGTTTTACCATTACCAGGTGGACCCCATATACCTAATACACCTCCTTTACTTTCAGGATTAGTAATTCGTTGACCCATCATTTGAATAATTTTTCTTTTTGCTTGATCGTGACCATGTACAGCTCCATCCATTTTTGCTTTTAATTTTTTTATAAATTTAGGAATATCTTTTTTGTCAATTTTATCTAAATCTGTACCTTTATATTTTTCATAAGGAATTTTCATTACATTATTTAACCAATTTTTTAATTTAGAATTATCTCCCATAGAATTCATTGTATTGAAATATTGACCAATTATATGATTTTTTTGATCTTTGGAAATATTTAATTTAATGATTTTGAACAAAAGAGGTTCAATTACTAAATCTGATGAATTCAATTCTTTAATTTTATCTAAAAAATTTAACCTTATATCTTTGTCTAAAGAACAATAATACTTAATTGCTTCATCAGATGATGAATTATTTTTATCTCTGAACTTATTGAATTCCTGTAAAAATTTTTTATTTAATTTTATATTTGCACTACCGGAATTTTCAATTATATCATTATGAACATTTTCTTCATTTTCATAATCTTCATAATCTTCATAATCTTCTTCTTCAACATAATCTTCATCTTCATCATAATTTTCATTATATTCATCTGATAATTTATCTTCATCAAATTCTTCATCTTCATTACTATCATCATTTACTACAAAATCATCAATTAAATATCCATCTTTTGTATAATTATTTTCATCATCAGTTGAAGCTACATCTGAAAATTTTTCATATTTTTCATCTTCTTTTGTATCATCTTTTGTATCATCTTTTGTATCATCTTTTGTATCATCTTTTCTATTATATTTATCAGTTGAAAATTGAATCTCCATAAAATTCATAGGATTTTTAGTACCCTTTAAAAGTTTTTCAGGTCTATCACTTCCAGAAATTTCTTTTCTTAAATCTTTCAACCATCTTAATGCATTGAATTTCCTACCCATTTCATAACTAGATAATTTCAAATCCTGAATTAATTCTATCATGATACTACATAATGCTATAAGTAAATAAAGAATATAATCTGCACCTTCTTTTTTATCTTTTTTTATTAATTCTTTAGCGGTTCTAAATGTATACTCCAATTTTGATAAATAATTAGTTAACTCCCTACCTTTTAAATTCATATCAACAATACTAAAATATAAATTATCAATCCCAGTTATTTTTAATTCATCATAATTTTTTTGTCTATTTTCTGATCTTTTTCTTTTTTTACTAGAATTAGGTAAATTAGAATCTAGACTATCTAAATAGTCTAACCAAGTTGTAACATCTGAATCCATTTTTTATAGTTACTTATATAATTATAATAATTTTAAATCAATTTTTATATTAAATGATTTAAACTTAATTATCTTGTATAACATTGCCTTTATACATAAAATATTGAAAACTTAAAATTAATACTTGTATTAATGATGCTAAAGTCATAAATAATAAAGGGGGATCCATTATTAAATAACCATGTATTATATAAAAAAAATATGATATTAAACGTACGAATAGTGAATATATAGAAATATCACCAACTGATTTATTTTTATATATATGATATATTTGTGGTATATTATAAACAACACTCAATCCACCACCAATCCAACCAAATATTAACATTAAATACATTAATAACATTTATTTAAATGTCAAAGATATTCTACATCTATTAATTATCTATTGAATATCAAAGATATTCTACATCTATTAATTATCTATTGAATATCAAAGATATTCAACCCATGGATTTGCTTTACAATATGGTTCTGTATATTTAGATTGTTGTAACATAACAGGACAATTTTTCATTTTATTTTCTTTATTTGGTTTATTTTTATGACCAAATCCTAAAGCATGTCCAAATTCATGTTGTACTAAATATGCTCGATAATTAGATAATCTATTATTTTCCGCTTTAAATTCTTTAGGTGGATTATTCCAATTTTGTAAATTAAAATAAATTGATGTTGGACTAGTTGAATAATCTGTTATAGACAAATTAATTAATCTTTTATCATTATTTACAATTTTTTTTAATTCATCATTTGTTTTAAAATAAACTTGTATATTAGCATCATTTATATTATCTACTTGATTAAAAGTATAACCTTTACTTTTCCAACCTCTTTCATCTAATAAATATTTATTCATTTCATTTATTTTATTTTCATCTTTTTCATCAGGTAAAACATAATTGTAATTTTTACGTAAACCACCACCATAAAGAATTTCTTTAAAACGACCATTTTCATATTTCTTCAATTCTAAATATTTTTTTTTATATTTTAAGTATTTATATTTGTACATTTATTAAAAATTAGAAAAAAATTAATATAAAAATTTGTATCAATTAATTATTTATTTTATAATATTACATATGTAAATTATGGGAAATGTCATAAAAAAACGAAATAATAATAGAAGAATAGCTCCTGAAGGCATGATTCCAATAGATGATTATCAAAAAATTTTAAAAAAATTAAAAAAAAATAAATTAAAACTAAAAAAAGCAAATGAAGAACTTCAAAAATATAAAAATCCTAGTTTTGAATGTTGTGTTTGTTACGATAAAGATCACACACATCAAAAACACATACGCTGTAAACATCAATTGTGTAAAGAATGCTATAATCTTATCACAGATAAAAGATGTCCATTATGTAGACAATTAATGGTAAAACCAAAAAAATTTAGATATTCAAAATATGTATATCGATATAGTAGAAATAATATATAATTATTACATATTAATAAATTAAATATTTAATATACATTCATCTTTATAAAAAGAATCATCTGTATATTTATCTTTCATAAAATTAATTTTATTTTTAATTTTAGATTTTACTAAACCATATTTATTAACAAGTAGATTTTCTAACTTTATTAAATTAGGTTTCTTTAATTCTAATTTACCATTTAAATTTTTTACAACTTTATTGTTACTTAAAAAATAATTGCGTGCTTTAACGTAATCTTTTTCTATATCATCAACAAAATATCCATCACTTTTTAATAATTTTATTGTTTTATTTACATTTTTTGTATGTATAAAATATTTATATATAATATTGGTTTTGATATCATTCAATCCTTTACAATAATCACAACCTAATAATATACAAAAATCTATAAAATTTTCCATATTAAATTTCAATTTATTTAAAATTTTATTCAAATCTATTTCATAACATTCTTTTTTATAAGATGATAAATTTCTTACAATCTTATTAGATCCAAATGTTAATATATCCATATCTTCTGTTAATACACCATATACTAAACCATTTTTACATAAATATGCACATTGAATATCTGCTTCTTCTGGTGCTTCAATATAAGGTATTCCCATTAATTCTAATAATTCTTTAGCTTCATTAATTTGTTTACTTGATATATTAACACATCTTTTAAAATATTTTATTCGCTCTTCCTCTGTTTTAGCATTTTTCATTAATTCTTCAGCTTTACTTCTATAATTTTTTCTATTTAATAGAAGATCTGATTTTATATCAGGAGGTTTCCCATCAAAAACAAAAATAGGTATTATATCTCTTTTTAATAATGTAAATGTTTTATTAAATAATCCTAATATATGAGATGATATTTCACCTTGTTTGTTTACAAGATCGCTACCAGTGCTTCTAATAGCAATAACTACCTGATATAATATAATACTAATATCAACAGCAATTTTTTTCCCTTTAAATTCTTCTATACTCTTTTTTATAACAAGATCGGGATATTCTTTTAGAAATCTTAAAAGACCTTTTATTCCCATAAGTTACATTTACAAATTAAATATTAAGCTTTTTTATTATCAATTTTTTCAAATATAAGATTTTTGTGATTTTACTATAAAAATTATTTATTTAAAAAAATAAATTATAAGAAATATATAAAAAAATAAAATTACTTTAAAAATTATTATAAATAAAATCTACAATATAATATATGCCTTTCAATGTAGTATGGCCAATTGTCACAAGAGTAGACGGTGATTCATTTAAAGAAGCTATAAAAAATTTTGTAAAAATAAATAGAAGATTAAATATCGAAAAAATTATAGTAACAGACCAACAAAGACATGTTGAAGCTACTTTTAATTATCATAAACATGATATTCGCAATAGAGTAGGAATTAATTTTTATCCTGCAGATCCAATAACATTAAGAAATTATGGTTTATTACCTTTATTAGGTTCCCCACTAATGGGTACACCTGGAGTAGGTGTAGGTTTACCTGGAGTTGGTACCGCAGCTGTTTTAGGAAGACCTGGAACTCACACTGTTGTTAATAGTGGATCAAGAACAAGATCATTTATAACACCACCTGGTTTACCAGGAGCTGTAGTTACCACTCCAATGACTCCTGTAATTTCACCAACTGGTCCATTAAGAGGAGATGGATTAGATGTAGGTCCAAGAGTAGGAGTAGCAACACCTGTAACAGCTACACCAGGAATTGTAACTTCCAGATCACCAATTATTACTAGTCCAACTGCACCAGGAGTAATGGCAACAGATAGAGCTGTTATGGTAGGAAATAAAGCACTTGGTCCATTAAGATTTAAAAAAAATGCAACAATTTTCCCAAGAGTTGTTAATTTATAAATAATAATTTAAATGTAAATACAATTAAATTATTTTTCCAAATCCATATGAAAATAAAAATATTTTGTTTTGTAAATTAAATAAATTTTCAAACTTTAATATATAATATATAATTGTTCTATCATTTTTTTTACCAATTTTTTTTATTCTTATTTTATTATTTTGAATAAAACCATCTATAATATCATTTATTTTTGAAACAATTGATACATCTTTTAAATAAATCCATTTTATTACGATTGTTCTATTTGAATTTATATGTAAATTACTTAAAAAACCATATTTAGGTTTTATTTTCAAATGTTTTAATTTATCCAAACATATTGTTATAATATTATTATTTTTTGCACTATTAACAGGTATATTATTTATGTGTATAGATTGTATACTTACTAACGTTTTTTCCTTTCCATACCAAATTAATTCATCACCAATATTAATTTTACCTGATTTTAAATATCCTGATAATATCCACCCTAAATCATCATGAGGATAAGTTTGTAAAACAATGAAATTAACATCTTTATGATTTAAAATTTTATTCTCAATTAAAATACCTTTATTAATATAATTCATAATTATTTTTTGTTTTGGAGGTTTTGCCATATTTATTTTTGGAAATTTATTAATATTAGAATAAATATCTAGTTCAATCCAATTGATTTTATTATTAATAGCATATTCATGATACAATTTTTTATACTCCCATTCATAATTACCTTCAAAATATAATATTAAATCAATATCAATACTTAATAATATTTTATTTAATGTTTTATTATATGATTTATCACCAGGAGTATCCAAAAAAACATATCGACAATTTTTATAAATTAAATATTTATAATTAAATGATGATGTTTTTCCTGATTCAATTTCATGTTTATGATTTAGAATAAACATTCTAGAATTATTATTTAATTTATTATTAATTAAATATGCTAAAAAAGTAGTTTTTCCTACTCCAGAATCTCCTAATAATAAAATTCGTTTTTCTTCAAATTTATCATCCATCTTTTTAGAAATTAATTTTACTTTATAATAAAAATGATTATTATATTTTATTTTTTCTACTTTATCTATTTTACCATTACATTTTTTTACTAATTTATTTATATTATTAATGCTATTTTTGAATTGAATATTATTAATTCCATAAATACTTCCATTATCCTCTACTCCTATAAAATAATATGCAATACCCTTACCTTCATTTAATCTCCATTTCATTTGAGATGTTAATTGTTCAAATCTATGCGGTGATAAATTTAATATAAATCTTTTATATTCAATATTACCCTCTTCTACTTCAGGTTGTAACATTACTAATATAATAACTAATAATTGAATACTTAAATGTGATTGATATAAAAAAAAATGAATAATATACATATAAATAAATAATTTATATATTATAATAAATGCCCAAAAATATATGTTTTTTATACACAGAAACAAACGGACTTCATCAATTAAATGAAGACGTATCAAAGAAAAATATATTTGGTTTTGCTAGATTGGTATGTTTAAATTATATAATTGGATATAAGAAAGATAATAAGATAGTAGAATTGAAAAAAGTTAGACATATTTTAGAACCAAAATGTATAAACTTTGAAGATGATGCAGTAAAATATCATAAAATAACTATGGAAAAAGCAAAGAAAGAAGGTATAGATTCAAAAATAATAATGAAAGAATTTGAGGATGATCTTAGAAATGTTCATGTTATTGTTTCACATAATTTACCATTTCATATCAGAGCAATACAATGTGAATGTTTTAGAACATGTACTTATATTAATTTTGAAAATTTCATACTAATAGATACAATAAGTTTTAATCATTCATTAGGATATTTAAAATTAAAAGAATTAGCTGAAAAAATAATAAATAAAAATATAGATAAAAAGAAGCCAAAAAAATACAGTGGTATTATTAAAGATATATTTTTACAATTATATCTTCAATTTGAAAATAGAGTAAATAAAAAATCTAAGCTAACTTAAGATATTTTAATAAACAAAATTTATTGGCAATTACATTGTTAATATTTTCTATTTCAGAATCATCTAAAATTTCTGAATCACTATCTGTAAAAATTAATTTTTTTTTATTAGATGAATTTATTATAATTTCAGAATTTTTTTCTTGATTTAATATTTCACTATCAATATCATTCTTTTTAGTTTCAATATTTGATTCATTTTTATTTAATAAATTATTTTGTATGTTTTTATCTTCTTTCATCATTAATTTTCTTTCTTCTTCACAATTTTCTTTAACAATATTATTATTTTTTTTATTATTTATAACTTTATTGTAATCAATAAATTCTAAACCTTTTTTTTTATTATAATTTATCTCATAGTTATTACCTAAAAAATACAATAATCCAACAGTAGTAGAACAACCAATAAAAAAACCAATAAATAAATTAAAAGATTTATCCATTATAATATTATATAAAATATTATTTACAATTAAATAAATTATAGTTTATTTGTTATACTGTTCAAAACTTCAGATACAACTTTATTAATATTCTCTTTCTCATCATCACTATTATTTTCACTAATAATATCATCTATTTGATCACTAGAACTATATGAATCTTCACTATTATCAGTATTATTATCATCATTATTACTTTCACAACTTGTATCATTTTCACTACTTTCGCTAGATTCATAAGTATTACTACTATCATTGTTACTTTCAGTTTCGCTATTTTCTAAATTTTCATTAAAAATATAATTAATAAAACTTTCTTTATCATCTATAGTAATTTCTAATTCTACTAATTTTTTAAATAAATTATCTAATTTACTTTCTAAAACATTTAATCTATTAAGAACAGTATTATTTTTAATAAAAATATTATTATTAAAGTATTTTTTATAGAAATAATATGAACTACTAGATGTAAAAATTCCAACTAAAAAACATAATATATTTTTTGAATCGATAGTCATTATATAATATGCAAAATAAAATTATTTTATACTTTTTACTTAAAAGAAAAACAACACTTTTATATAAATGAAATATTTAGAAATTAGTGAACTTTTAGATATGATTCAAGATAGTTTACCAAAAAAGAAAATTAAATTAATAGGAGAAGTATCAAAACCAAAAGTATCTAATGGTAATATTTATTTTTCATTACAAGATAAAAATGGATCAATTAGTGCTATTTTATGGAAATCTAAAATTAAATCTGATAAAAAAATTAATGATGGTGATAAAATTGGTGTAAAAGGTAAACTAGGTTTTTATCAATCAAAAGGTACTATTAGCTTTATAATTACTAAAATAATTAAATTTAATGGTGAAGGTGATTTGTATAAATTATATGAAAAACATAAAAAATATTTTGAAAAAAAAGGATATTTCTCTAAAATAAATAAATTAATTATACCTAAAATTATTAAAAATATATTAATATTAACTAGTAAAAATGGTAGAGCTATAACTGATATATTACATATTTTTACAAAAAATAAAAGTAAAATTAATTACGAGTTAATAAATATCGCAGTACAAGGAAAAAATTGCCCAGAAGATTTATGTTATGAATTAAAAAAAATTAAAAAAAAATATGATTTAATTATTATATCTAGAGGAGGAGGTGAGTATAAAGATTTATTTGGATTTTGTATGCCTAGATTAATAGAAGCTGTTCATAAATTTAATCAACCTATTTTAAGTGCAATAGGACATAAAGATGATACAACATTACTTGATTTAGTAGCAGATGAAGTATCATCAACACCAACAGATGCTGCACAATTTATTATAGATACTAATAAAAAATATTTATTTAATCTAAGAAATATTAAAAGAAAATTCAATCAAAAATTAACAGATATTCAATTAAATAAACAACATAAAATAAAAAAATTAAAAAAAAATTTATTAAAATATAGACAAGAATTTATATCAAAATTAAGAGATTTTAAAGATAAATATAATAATATATTATATGATATTCCTCGAAAACATAACAGAAAATTAAACAATTTAAAATTAGATTTAAAAAAAGAAACTCAATTTTTTACTTCTTTTAAAAATAATCTTAAAAATAAATTAAAACTTGATATTAAAACTTATTTAATAAATTTAGAAAACTTAAAAGATTTATTAAATAGAAAACAAGAAATAACTTTATACTGTAATAATAAAGAAATTAAGAATCCTAGTAAGTTAAATAAAAAAATATTAAAAAATGCAAATATAGTTCTTATATGGAATAATTTTAGATACGATGTTAAATTTACTAAACCAGAGCTAATTTTAAATAAAAATAATTAATATTATAATTATAAATATAATTAGAATATTTAAATTTTTAGTTTTAACAAATTATCTTTTATTTCATCTAAAATATTATCTTTGCTACTTACTTTTTGGTCTTCTGTAGTATTTATTGACGATTTAAAAACAAAAGAATCCATGTTTTCACAACAAAACTTAAAATATGGTTTATCATTACAATTGATAAATTTACTAAACACTTCTTCATTGGTTTCTCTAATACCAGCTTGTAATGATGATTCTCCTAGTTCTCTTTTACCACCTGGAATATTAACTTCTTTATTACCATCTGGATATTCTTCCAATATAACTAATAACATAGTATCATTATTATCTACAGAATGTTTCCATTTACTAAAATTTTTTATTGCTACTCTTAAATGATGACCAATTTTAACTGATTCACCATATAATTTTTTAATGATATGTTCAATTATTCTGAACTTAAAATCATCATTAATTGTTAATCCAAAGACATCTGTAACATCCTCACCTTTTTTCTTTACAAATTTTTTTCTAATTTCAGACATTTGATCAGTGGTCAAAAGATTAAGTGTTAAAGCATTGTTTTCAGTCATTTTTAAATATTGACCACTCATTCTAACATTTTTTTCTTTTAAATTGAATTTTTCAACTATAAATGATTCAAATTTTAATAGTTTGTCTTTGTTTTCACAAATTTTATGAAATTGTGATTCAGGATTAAAAATAAAAACTTTGTCTGAGTTATCAAATTTTATATTATTACTTTTACAATAATTTTTGTAAGCCCAACATTTCCAATCTCTAAATAATTTGATAGATTGCGTACTTCTATCATATTCGATCCTAATATAATCTCCTAGTTTATCAATCGAATCAACTACTTCTGCAACAAATTGTGAAGATTTTTTGCTATTTCTTTTGTAAGGTTTTTTGTAATTTTTATTCTTAGATTTATGAGTAAATTTTTTTATTTCAAGATTATTTAGATCTCTTACGATAGACGACATATTTTTTTAATGAATGTATATTATAAAAAAAATTCAATTTTTTTCGTTAGTATTAATTAAATTAAAAAGTGTAATAAATTAATGAATTTATCTACTCCCCAAAATAAAGTATTTGGTTCTTATGATTTAAGAAAACATATATTAAATTATATATTACCAAAGAGGTGTTTTTCATGTAAACAAATTCTAAAATTTAACAATATTGAAAAACTGAAACATTACAAGGATTATAATAATTATTCATGGCGTTGTAATCAAAATAGATATTTTTTAGATACTTGTAATTGGTGTTATTATTATGTTTATGAATATCCCTAAAATAAATAAATTACATTCGGTATTGTATCTAATATTATTGAAATTATATTTGTAATTATTATACAAAATGAAACAAAAATAATATGTTTATCATTTATATAATTATTTGTAATATTAAATATAACAAAAACTATTAAAAATAGAAGAATACTTATCATAATTGTTAACATTTGTAATTTTTTTAGATAATTAGGATATCTTACATGTTGTACTATTATTTGTCTATTTACATTATGTTCATTTATATCATAATTTTCTATATTACAAAAAGGACACTTATTAATATTTTTTAATCTATCATAACAATCAACGCATATTTTACCATTACATCCTTTCCATTTTTTGATAATAATTTCATTAGTAATATTGCATTTTTTTGAATAAAATTTATCTTTCATAATACATTCAATTTTATTGTTTTTTTCTTCCCAACATATTCCACAAGTTGTATATTTTTGATCTTCATTCATTCATATTATATAAATAAATTAAGTTTAAAATATTCAATTTTTTGTAAAAGTTAATATAAAAAAAAAATAATATTTTATAATATAATATGTCTTCTAAAAAAAAACCATATAAATTAGTTTTATTAGGGGATACAGCTGTAGGAAAATCTTGTATAGCTGTAAGGTTTGTGAGAGATGAATTTAGTGAATTTCAAGAACCTACTATTG